CGCGCGAACTCTTCGCCGTCGGAGACCCAGACGCCTTCCCCAAATTTGTCCGTCACACACGGACACTCACAGACACACATGTCTTCTGTACGCACACAACGGACAAAATAATAGTGCAATATACACAACTATTAATGGAAATCAATCCAATAATTGTGCATATTGCACTATGAAAATTAGTTATTTTAGAACATTATGCTCTTGTGTCCGTGTGTGAGAAACACATATGTTGTAAATTAAATGGATAAAATCAACCAGTTAAGCGTTCCTCCTGTAGTGTTATTACTAAAACTAACAGTAAACCCGTTTACATTTTTATTTGATACCCATGCATTACAATTCCATGAAGTTGTTATTATAACAACATAGTTACTACTTGTTAATTTTGGAGGGTTAATATCAATATTTGTTTTGTTTGGGCTAACAGTTACAATACCACATCTATCAGGTAAGTTAATACCGTTGTCATCGCATACTAATTTATCCCCCGATTTTAACGATAAATGAAGTTTTTTATTCATCAAACTTATTCTGCAAACATAATCAGTTTCAGTGTTATCGTTTAGGTTAATTCTTGGCACGTTGTCAGAGGAAGATAATTGTAAAAGCCCGTTGTATATATACGAACGGATATTATTATACGTGCTAATAATTGAACCATTAGCTAAAACCTCACCGGAACTAATCGAAGCTGGGGTTTTTAATTTACTAGCTGTAAAATTAATAATATTATCATCAAAATTAATAGCACTTTTGTCTTTTAATCCTACAAACCCCTGATTATTTAGATATCCCATTCTGAATTTATAGTCCGGTTCGCTCCCGTCATTGAAGTTTACAAGTGAGTTATTACCAGTAAGTTGCAGAGTATTAGCATAAAGGTAACCAAAATTATTTTTATTTAATTCTGAGGTTATGTTAGCAGTACATTTAATTCGACCGTTTGTAAAAATTCCAGTATTTGGATCGAAAATACAATCAATATTTTTGAAAACACAATGCGAATATCTAATGAATCTGAAAAGTAACAAGTTTGAAATCTGGTATGTTGGAGATTCGTTACCATCGTTGTAGTAGTCATAAGAACCGTTTACTTCTGAGTTATCAATAGCGGTTGTTATTAACATACCTGAGTATTTTACGTTGCGCTCGATTTTAATTCCGTAAAAAGATTTAGCAATGAATCCTCCAAGTAACTGAGTACCCTCACACCATTTACTTTCCTCCCAAGAAGTAGCTCCTTCAATATGCAGTCCTATCCTGTTAATGTACCACAATGTCGGGTAAATTATATTTTCGCCACAACTTCCGTGGGATGATATTCTAACAACAGTATTAAAATTAGTTGCATGATGTATTGTTATATTATTGAACGTACCTTTGTATATATCAATTAAAATATCATTTTTATTAATACCTGTGCCACTACCCTTAAAAATATAAATTTTAGAGTAATCTGACTGGAAATCATCTGATCCAATTTGGAATACTGTGTTATTATTTGAAATAATTTCACCGTATACGCTTAAATTTGTGTTGGAAGGTATCACAACTGTTGATGCTATTTTATACTTTGTTGCTCTAGCAATAACATGTTTATTACTTTCTAATGCTTTTTTAAATGCATTAGAATCGTCTGTCACACCGTCACCCTTAGCTCCAAACTGTTCTGGAGTAACATACGGAACAAAAAGATTAAAAATTTCATCCAGTTCACCATTTTTTACCATATCATCTAGCTTATTATTAATTTCATCCTGTACATTCAGATTTTTAAAATAATCATGCACATAACTTTTCAGATCGTTAAAAGCATCCTGTACGTTGTCAAAATTTTTCTGCATAGCTTTCCATTGTGCAATAACTTTGTTAAATTCATTTAAAAACCAATCCTGATTAAGTTCATGGAAGTTACTGTAAGGCCCTAAATTTTCCATACTCATATAAATATTACCTCCTATCAATAAACCATTAAGCAAAAGTTTTCGATAAAACTTTCTGTAATCACATCATACAGATTAAAAACGACTAAGTCTCTTTCGCTCTGTATCATCTGCTGTGACGTTGTAACTCCGATGTTTCCATGCGCCCGTCCAGTTCTTGTATGACGTCCGGTTCTTCCTCCGTTCACACTTTCGTTTTCAGTGTCTTTTCCTGTTTCCGTATTAGTGATCGTTCCGTTTTCTGTCGTATCTCCATCAGTGATCTGTTTTGCATGATCTGCAAGCCCTGCGTTAAATGCTGTGTTCTGATCTGTTACGTTAACACTGTTATTGATCTTGTTTGTACTAGTGCTTTTTACTGTGTTGTTAGTATTCCGTGTGTTGCCCCTAGCACTTGTTGTTGTTTCATCATCAGTATCAGTCCAATCTTCCATTCTATCATAGTTTTCAATAGGATTATATTCCAATACTGTTGTATCGTATAACTTTTTCCAGTTAATATTATACTTGTTACTCCATATTGTAATACGATTTTTCATGTAATTAAAATCTGGATATAAAATCTCCAACTCTCTCGTCCTCATCAAAATCGCATCAATAGCAATTTGTTTCACAAGCCCCTCAGGAACATTGAATCCGTCAAACAATGTGTTGTCATAGTTATATAACCCCTCAACTGTTAATAAACTCAATCATAACCACCTCCCATTGTTTCACGTGAAACTTTTTTATTTGGGTTATGTCTCCAATTTACAGAAACATTAATGCCAAACATTTTCTTAACATCAGCGCAACTTTTCTTCCACCCATCCAACCACATTTCCATACGAGTTGAAGTTTCCACGTCGTTGCTTTCAGCTTCAGAAGATATCATTCTTTCTTTTTTGTCTGATCTGGCGGAGGGAATACCAACTTCAGTACAAAACAGCTCTTCCAATCTCCGTAATGTATCCAGAACATCACCTGCAATATAATTCTGTCGCAAGTTGTTGACAAAATAATCCCACGGTTCCTCCGTCTGATCCCCTCTCTGTATTCTCAGTTTCTCATCATAGAAAACAGCTAATTCACCTCTCATGACCTGATCCATGACTTTTTTCAGACTTTCCGCTCCCGCTTTGTTCCTTGCTCTGAAAACATATGCAAGTTTGCTGTTCATGATGTTCATATCCAATGATTCCATAGCGATAGCCATTTCATTAGCATATCTTCCGACAAGATCCATAATTCCACCATAGTCAGCGGTACACTTGAACAGAACGCACTGTTCTCCAATCACAGGTTCAATCACGCCCTTTAACAGCGGATTATTAATAACAGCCTGTGCCGGTCTGTAAAAAACATTGTACCCCTTGAGTGTACAACCCTGCGGAATTACTCCAAACTTGTCTGTATTGATGATAGCAACTGTACCCCAACAATACAAACAGTATAAAAAATAATCTTTATCCCAGTTGTCAGGAACATCCCATTTCATGACAGAAATAGCTTTCTGTAACAAATATCTCTGAAAATACCAAAACAACTGAGTATTTTTGCAATGGTTAGTACTCGGGCTTATGCTACTATTATACTGATTGATATAATTATACATCACAGGAGCGCCAACACCTGTATCACATCCAAACATATATTCACCTCCTACAAACTATTAAAATAATCAAACCACGCTCTAGCATATCCCGCACGTTCCTGATGCAAGCTAGCAGGTCTTTCATAGTTAGCCTGAAAAGCAAGTGCCAGATATCCAGCATCCTGTGTGCTAACACTCCACTCTCTCCAACTCAACGGATATGCACTTGTGCTATACCATTGTGGCTCAATACCCCAGTTTTTAATTCCTGAACTTTGCTGAAATTCAGCAAAAATAACACTCAACTGTTTCTCCCCATCGTACCAATCATCATGATTTCCATACAATACATCAAGAACATTATACAGATCGGTGGGTGGTGTCCATTGCACAAGCCCGTGTCCAGTACCACCAATTTCAATTAATGCCGGATTGAAAGTACTTTCCTGTTGTATATTTCCGCAAAGTCCTGCAATAGCATTTACGCTCCATCCCTGAGATTTGAAATAATTCAAAATCACAGTTGCATTATTTATTGCTTTTTCATTATTTCCACACAGGTTCGCTTCGGGATTGCCAAAATACTCACTATTTCCACCTACCTGCCAGTTCCCACCGGAAAAAGGCCAACGGTAACAATGTGTGTAATGTGTACCGCTTTGTATATCATATGTATTAATACTAACCTGATCCGGCAAAGGTTTTTTAGAAGTGTGCGCTCCCATGGTATGCCCTCCATTGTCAATATCATGAACAATTTCAGTATGTTGATGTTCACTGCTATTAATAACGAGAATATCTCCAACATGAAAATCAAATGTTGCAAAGTCTGTTATTATAATTTCCTCAAAACCCAGACTTTTTAAAATTCCGCCCATGGTGTAGGTTGTAAAAGGCCATGCACTCAAATTGATCTCATATCCCGCATGCCCCAAACCATACCACACGAAAGACGAACAATCATAGTATGTTATACCATTAACTGCGCGCTCATTTCTGTATTCCTGCGAATAACCAACGGCAGGATCATTACATTTTTCTATCCACCAACTCATTGCCTGCAACATTAATCCACCGATTCCACCTGCTCCACCCGAACCCCACGGATTCTGACCTGAGTTAGCACTTGTCATAAGCGCAACGAACAATGAAATATTGCTTGCGGGAAAGCTACGCATAATATACACCCCCCTCAAGGAATTGTTTGATCTGTTCTTTTTCGTTTCGGGTTGCTCCACTCACATTGATAGCTCCGTTTTCAACAACGTAATACCCTGCGCCTAAATCCTGCATTGTGCCATTTTTCATATAAGGGCGACCATTATCTGATCGGTCTTCATCTGTGATCTTATAGAACGTTTCAATTACATATGGTATACGCGCTATAGACAACAAAGTACCATTGACACCTCTTGTATGTACATCGGGTATTGCACTCTCAACCGCATTTGCAACTCCTGACGCACTTCCCAAAAAATTACCAGAAAACAGATTCCCGATACTACTTAACAAATTACTTCCACTTTCGATGATATTCGCTCGTAAGTCGCTCACCTGTATATTAACTCCAACTTGTGAATACCCAGTATACAGTGTAACACCTCCTGCGCTCACTGACATAACACCAACTCCGCTCATGCAGTCAATAGTTTCACTGACTGTTACGCTTTCAGCACTTGCAACTTTTCCGCCATCAATATCGAACGTCCCCCACGGATCAATAGTTAATTGAATCCTACGAAACGGAGACGCATTTAAAAATGTTCCCCGTGAAACCTGTGGGTGCTGAGAAATCGGCATTTCAAAAGACCTGCTATAAAAAGGCTTATTACCCAACTTCAACGCAGTCACATCGCAAGACCAAAAACCAAACTTAACCTCTGAAACCTGCGTACTTCCTGCACCAACATTTTCACAAGGAAACCACATAACACTTGTCAGATATTGAAACGGATTGAACAAACATTTTAGCAAACTATCTGTGATCTGCTGACCGGAGATGTTCGCCCAATTAAGAGTAGAAAATATCTTTGAGCAAAAATCTGCAAAATTAGTGGGAATAAAAGCATAGAAATTTGTAAGTCCATCTTCTCCTACAATGCCACATACAAAATATCCTTGATTCAGTCCATACTCAGCCACCGGAAATAAACCATCATTAACAACTGTTCTTTTCTTAACTGGTGTCGACAACGTTGGGTATAGAGTGTCCATCACATCTCCATCAAAACTCGTTGAGCTTCTGATAAAAAACAAATTACTTGCCTGTATCGTATCACGATACGTTGCTAACACATCCACAACGCAATGTGCAATCCATGTATTATTTTTGTATTCCCAATCTTCAACCCAATATGATCTCCTAAACTCACGGATCTCGCAATAATTCCAACTGGGTGCCGATCCGCCATTTCTTAAAATAATCTGTGGATTTTCGATAGAACATGGCTCATTAATATTACAGGAAACGGCGGTAACATCACCGCCGACAACTTCCGTAGAATTAACTCTTTTACTTGCTGTCTTAAAATTGACTGTTACCGCCATTATATCCTCCTATTCCAGAACGAAAACAAGTCCGTTCTCTGTAAGATCGTTCCAGTACCGATCTGTGAAATGATAGTAAATATTCCAATATCCTCCTGCACTGTTGAAAGGTGTGGTGCTACTCCATTGGTTGATCGTAGTGAGGCCCATAGCTTCTTCGTCAAACAGTACTGCAAAGATATTGCTCAGTTCCTGAGGTGTTCCCTTTTCAACACTTCCATCGGGTTTCATAACGCTAGGCGTAACATTAATTCCCATTGGACTATCAAGTGTCTGCCAGAAATTAACTTTTTCGTTGGTGGCAATCTTCAAATACTGGTCATGGAACGTGTTACTCAGTACTGTTGTGTCCGCTGTATGTAGATCTGGGCTGAAAATCATAATATTCTGCATACGTAGTGGTGTATGTCTTGCAATCTCTTTTCCTTTAATGTTTGCATGAAAACGTGTGGTTCTCTCTGTGAAAAAGTCCATGTAAGTCATGATTTTAGCACAAGCCCATTTATAGAAACTCGGAAAGTTTTCCGCTTTTCTTACATCAACAGCGGTTAACTGTGATCTGTTCTCAATATTGTACATATTAAGTAACTTAACTACATGCTCCCCATTATATCCATGTGTAGTTTCTGTATCTCCTGCCTGCCAGATATTTTTAGCGCCTATATAGTTTGCCACACATGCTCGTGCCATACTCTCGTGTGCCTGTTCGATCATGTCCATTGTATTCTGAGTGTACATGGAAATGAACTGACCAAACTCGTCGGGATTGCGAAACGCCTGATCTAACTGGTCTCGGAAATAAGTCCTGTGTCTCTGGAATACCTGGCCGCCATAAAAATTAGTTTGTAAGACTTTACCTTTTTTGATCTTGTACATATCAACTGAGGTATTATCTTCCAACGGCTGTCTCTGATCGTTTTCCCAATCATCGTCTAACATGCCCAACTTACGCACATGGTTTCCCCATTGCTGTGTGGTTCTTCTCAGTCCTTTAAATTTTGCATTATATGGTCGTACAGAAAAAATAGTCCTGTCTAATACCTGAGAAATGCTGTTCATGATCCTGTCATTTCCAACAAGTAATGCTGTCTGTGCCTGTGCTACGAACGAACTTGTATCCGTTGCTTTCATAGTATTAACGCCTGTGGCCTGTTTAACAATATCGTTCAGCACTGTGCTGATCTGGTCAAAAGTTAATGTATTATCCATTATTTTTACCCTCCTGCAATCCCTCATAGTTTGGTGGATTGATAATACTTGCAATAGCATCTTCGGTTGTAACCTGTTTCGGAACTGCGTTCTGCATCAGATTAACGTTGTTACTCTGTACCGCACTTGTGAGACTTTTAAGTGCACTCAAAACATCATTCTGATCACCGATCTGTCTTGCCTGCTGTGTCTGTGTCTGCGGATATGCCTGCGCCTGTGCCTGTGTCTGTGCCTGTGGAAACTGCTGTGCATATCCCTGTACACCCTGCACCTGTGCCTGCTGATAGTTCTGTGGATAGAACTGTGGCTGTGGCTGTGGCTGTGGCTGT